ATACTTTGACTCTCGGTTAGAGTTAACAAAGAGAGTTGGTTGGAACTCATCTTTGAACATGACACTCTTACCATTTTCATAACCACGGACGAGAACATTGTTTCCAACCAATTGAATGTTCGTATAAAACTTCATTCCTTCACCAGGCTCTCGTATTTGTCTCTCAGTTTACTATTGGGTTCCGTAATCGTCAAGATTTTGTCCGAGTGAATCATGAATGTGTTTTGATTCGTGATATTGATCAACCAAGGTTGTAATGTCATATTCAAGTCATCACTCAAAATAAATGGTTCCGTCATTTTGCAATCAGGATCTCCAATTTCACATGTTATTTCTTCAATCTGTGCTAACAGAATCTGTTGATTCATCAGAACTAGCACTTTCAGATTCTCTAGCTTCATACTGGTCTACTCCGTCTTGGTACATTGTTTTTAATTGATTCACTGGTTCAGTAATTGTAACTACCCAGTCAGAAACCACAGGAATCACTTTGTCAGAACTTAGTGGCATCCACGGTTGAAGTTGAATTTTAGATGGAACTTTAGCACTACCTTCTACCTGACTCATGTCAGCAACAAGTTTTACTCTACAAGGATACTTAAGATAGTAACCAACTACCTTTTCCTCAACAACCATTTCCTGAATATCTGCGACTACATCTTCCCCAGATTTCAGAAGTAAAAGTTTTACAGTCATTTTTTTTATAATTTCCTAGTTTAATTATACCAATAAAAAAGCGGGGTGTCAACTGGCAATTGCCAGTTACCCCGCTGTCTATGCGACGACGATACTCTATTTAGAGATACTCTTTGCGCTGATGATGTTCTGGAACAACCTTTGTAAGGGTCACTGACAAAAGTCCGTCTTCAAATACGACGTTGGAGACTTCTGTATCTTCAGCAAGGGTCCAGGATCGCTCAAAGTTTCTTCTAGCCAGACCCTTGTGGATAAACGTCCCTGTCTCGTCAGATGCCTCTTTTTCCCCCCTGATAAAAAGTTTTCCATACTCGGTGTAAGCATTTACTTCTTCCTTTTTGAATCCTGCTAGTGCGATTTCTAAACGCGTTTCTGTACTATTTACCTGAACTACGTTGTATGGAGGGTAGTTCTGTGTAGATGCGTTGAAAATTCTGGTAAAGTAATCATCCATACCAATAGAATTTCTAGTAATCTGATGCATTAGCTGATCCAAATCTGCAGCATTATACTTCGTTAGATTAGTCATTTTAAGCTCCTTATTAAAGCGAGTTTGTGTTGTGTGGACCCTTACGGCATCCGATGTATTTATAGCGCAACAAAAAAAGTAGATACAGTATAAACCGTATCTACTTATAAGGGTTTCCGACTTTTGTAGAGACCGCACGAAAGGAGTCTCACACTTATTTATTCAATACATAAAAAAAGAGGGTGTGGAAACCCTCTTGTCGTTATTTGGATTTTTGGGGTCAAAGTCAGGATCATAGTCATCTTCTCTCGGATCTATATGGGAATCCCACCAAAAGTATTGGCATTGATCTAATCGTAAATGACGTAGTGGTTTACTGAGTTTCATTAACCCTCCTCTTCGGTTTTACCTCTCTTACCAATATTATATTTTTGCTCCAGAATCCATTCTTGTTTGTCCTTATAAGACAGAACTTTAATTTGATTCAGTGGTGCAATATCAAGAATTGAATCTTCATTGACTATCGTAATGAGTCCCCAATCAGCAAGAAGCTTAGTAATACGATTCCTACGCTGAACATCGTTAATAGTAAGATTAGCGTATTTACCATCTAGAGCAAACAACTCTTTGAAGTGAACGATAAAGTACTTACCCTGTTTATGAAGGATATGACATGATTGATACAACTTCTTTTCTTTTCTAGAAGCAACACCAATGCGAGTCAGGGTTTCTCTGACTTTAAGAAAGTCATCAGGTTCATTTAATCGGATCTCAACCATTTGGTCTTGAGACCAATCTACCTGAGGTTCAGCAGTCTGATTCATTTTTTTCCACCAGTGTCAAGTCGTTGTTTGATAAAATCAATTTGTTCATTAGATAGTATTTTCAGTACCTGAGATGCTTTCTCATTACTATAACCATAGTATTGTTTGACAAACTCTAAATCTGATACCTTTTCCTTTCTAAGCCAAGGAGAGAATCTCTTCCTCTTTCTCAATATATTTAGATAAAAATTATATTGCATATCTTTATCTAGGAAATGATACTTATTCATCTCATTAGCAAACAAGACACAATCCAAGTGACCTGACAAACATTTATTAATAATAAAGGGGGGATATTCTTTAACAAGAATTGAATCTTCTTCGATAAGATTCTCTTTGGTAAAGTTGATTGAATTCAACCAATCCTTCAATTCAGTAGTCATATATCAGAGAATCAATTTTGAACTTGGGGTTTTGATGGGAGAGAACATCTCTTCATATTTTTCAACTAGTTCGTCATTTACATTGGCAATGTAGACAATCCACTTCTTACTAATTTCCAGTTCCTTCTCGGTTCGTTTTAGAAGAGGAGCATAAGGAGCGAAACCAAGTTGTCCATCACCTTGATTAAATGCAACGATTGCATTCATGACAATAAGACTTTCATCTTTATCTTCAAGGACTTCTGCCACTACATCTTCACCAGAAGACATACGAAATACTTTAACGTTCATAATTTTGTTCAATATTAATGTTTTGATAATACAAATTGATGGCCATACCACCCATAACCATCCAGTAGATTACAAGCATAGTCATGCCAACTTTGGTTGGAATACTTGTCATTTGAACTCACACTCAACCATGATCTCGGTGAGACAAGCCAACATATTTATCTCTTGGTCCGCAACGAATCCACTTTGAAACTGATACTTAGCAATAATGAGGACAGCAGCAGCAATCCCAGAACCTTCCAAGTGTGTGTATATAGCATCGTAAATACTACGAATAAGTACACTAGGATCATTGTCCAGATTATCAACGACCCACTTTCTGACTTTAGAGAAGTCTTTAGCTTTGAGACTCTGGAATAAATTGTCTGTTTTGACATTACTAAATGCTGCAAGAATACCGGTATCAATCTTTCCACTGACAGAGTATCGTTGTAGTTCATTAAGAACTCGCCTCCAATCAGGAAAGTGTTTCTGAATTAGTTCGACAAGTACTTTCGGATCATATTCCACACTCTCCTTCTCAAGTATAGTCCTGAGACGGTTGAAAAACTTGGCTGCAAGTTCCTGTCGTTCCTTTCCCTTAATGGCAAAGTCGATGACTGCACATCGGGAGTGGAGGGGGGCAATAATCTTATTTTTGTAGTTGCAGGTGAAGATGAATCTACAATTGCCAATGAACTCCTCAGTAAACGCCCGTAGGCAGAGTTGTACATCTGGGGTTGTGTTGTCAGCTTCGTCAATGATAATGATTTTGTGTTTAGCACTTGACGAAAGCGATACGGTCGAAGCAAAATTCTTCGCATTGTTTCTGACAGTATCAAGGAATCGTCCCTCATCGGATCCATTGATGACATAATAATCTACTCCTAATTCATGACAAAGGGCTTTGGCCACTGTGGTTTTACCACATCCAGGTGGACCAGACAAAAGTAGATTAGGGACTTCACCTTTCTCTACAAATTGTTTAAATGTATTCTTAATCCCATCAGGAAGAATACAATCTTCAATAGTTTGTGGTCGATATGACTCAACCCAAACAAATTCATTACGACTCATCAACTTTCCTCATAATAAAAGAATCACCATTATCAATAAATTCTAACATATCTCCTTCTTTCCATCCAGTTTCCTGGAGTATTTCTTCTGTGAAGGTTAAAATTCCATCGTCACTAACTTTCAAAGTAGTTTTCATCCAGAGTAATCAATAATAAATTTATCTTTCAAGTGCCAGTGAATGTCATCATGCACTTGTTGCATTGCATTGTGTTTGATTGCCCAGTGATCATCATCATCGTTGATGAGGACAGTGACTTGGGTTTTCACATCAACTCTAATTACTTTCATCACACCCACTCAGGTTTACGATCGGGAATACGGAGATAGTTATTTTTTACCCATGGTTTAGATGCAACATACATTTTATACTTGGTATAAATGTCAACTGTTGTATCATACTTGAACTCATCAGGTCCAGCAAATATAAAAGGAGTTGTTTCTTTACCAGATCTACCAGTAGGATCTCCAGTTGGTAAGATTTCCTTTGCAGCATGTAAGGTATTGAGACATGTGTGTACTTTACCATACCTTTGTGTGTACTCATCACAAAGGGCAAGACCATGATGTAAAAGCCACTGCCAGTTCATCACAAACTCATTTGCCCAGATGGTGCAAGGGTGGTTACGGAAGGCACCTTTCTCTGTGCTGTATGGGGTTCCATCGGCCTTGGGTAAAGTACCGAACCCATGACCCCACTTATCTGAACAGACGATAGCAAGCATCTGACAGGTCTCTAGAGGCATCTTGACAATGTGCTTGTCAGGTAGAACCTTGGCGCTCTGCCATGGATTCGAAGAAGTCACGAAGATATTCATTACTAAAAAATTGCATCAGGTATTGCACACCCCAGTTTAGTGTGCCTTCAGGAAAAACGTCAACCTCTCGTTCCAAGAGTTTCAATGCTGTTACAATTCTTTCCATTCCACACACTTGTGCAGTGGCTTCAGAAATTTTCATAAACTCAGCATAGTCTTTATCACTACCTTTCTTCACACCATTGACATAAAACTCTCTTGCTTGACGCATGAGTTCTTCAGTTTCTGGCAAAAAAGTAATAGTCTCTTCTCTAAGAGGTATTGCCATGTTCTTAATACATGACATACTAAATTTCATTACCTCTCGGGTTTGTTCAATTGGTAATGCGTGTTCTAGGCCATCACGGAATGCATATTGAATTACTCCATTAGAACATTCCATGACACGAAGAACAGCAATCTTGTCTAACTCGGAGTCAGGAAGATTACCGTATTGTTCTTTCCAGTCAGTCATAATCAACCAAAGGTAGAGTCGGGTTCAAGTGCGATGTAGTATTGAACATCGTAGTTCTGATTACTAAAACGAGACAACAACTTAGAAGATACAACTACATTATAGTTACCAGGAATAATCTTCAGGTTCTCTTCTTTGAAGTTGAATACAAAGTCAGTATCAGTCTCACCGACAATGATAGAGAAGTCATTAGAAGTGTCATTCTTCTTGTCACGAGAAACAAGTTTGATAACACCATTCTCACCAATAGCAGATACATCAGGGAGTTGATAAACCGATGCAGCCTTCTTGAGTTTCTCAAGTTGTTGACTGGTCAGTTCAAAACATACATCCTCAGAAGGAAGTGTAATCTCTTTCTCAGGTGGAGCAACA